GCATTCCATCCGAATGAGTTACGATTGGCTGGGTAAATCTCCTGTGTTGTTGGGTTAGCCCATACGGTAACTTTTACCGTGTTTTTTTTGCTGATTTCAAATTGAGTTGTCATTTTTTGTCGTTTTTGAATGGTTTGAATTTATTTTTGTGCGTGTACGATGCGACCCCGGTTATTTTGAAATTAATATTCGTTAATATATTCTAAAATATCCTCCCTTGTAACATACGCACCGCCAAAAGATGGTTCTGCGTCAAAAAATGTCAATTTACCGCTAAGGTCGTGAGCAATAAATCCGGCAGTTCTTTTGTAAAAATCCATTTTACAAAGAATATCTTTTAAATCCTGCAATGTTACTTTGTTTGTTTCTTCTGTTTGTGTTGCTGTGTTCATGTCGTTTTTTTAAATTGTTGATACAAAGATATAGCAAGTTTCAACAAAGTCAATACTTTTTTTGCATTATTTTTATAACTCGCTGAAAATCAAACTGCCTATTTTTATACAAGCCATTCAGAAAGTTTAGATTTGACCATTTTTTTCAATTCTTCCACCTTCGATTCGGGGCAACGGAATGCGATTGTTTTTGTCGATTCGGAGTATTTTCGTTTCGCACCTGAGCCGATTCGAGTGCCTCCATGTGTTGGTTTAATTTCAATCCTTGTAGTCACAACCGCAATAATAACCAGTTACACCATACATATCACTATCTATATCACGCCAACCAGCATCGGTCATATTTTTTAGCGTATCATCTTGTGTATCACCTACAATTGTTTCTTCATTTCTACACATACAGCATTCTAAGGCAATGTAATATCCTTTTTGAACCAACGCTTTGTTTAATTTATGCGTATCCGAGATTGAATGTATTTTTTCCATGTTATCTTATTCCAAATGGTCTTAATGCTTGTTCAAAAATCGGATGCAGGTTAGAAGCGGAGGCTTTCGCCTCCATTTTCTTTTTCTTGTCTAAGAACTTTGCCCAAAGTTTCAAGAGTGTTTTATTGTTTTCTCCGAACTCTGCATCAAGTTTTCTAAGTTCGTCCATTGCATATTCAAGGTCTGCGATGTCTGTGCAGTTACTTACTTTTAAGTAGGCGTTGCTGTTGATTTTTTCTGTAAGTGTCATTTTGTCGTTTTTAAATCTGATACAAATCTACAACGGTTTTTTTGATTCCGCAAACTATTTCATTCTATTTGTTAAACTTTTTTTGTAACTCATTGATTTTCAAACTGCCTATTTTTACTTCCAGCACGAAAAAATCCAACTTGAACACTCCTGATTCAAAAACTCATACACCGCAACCGACCCGACTACATGCGTATTATTCGTGCTAATCGACATCATTTGCACCTTGAACACCTCACCCGGCTCTCGTTCGATTATCGCAACCGGCAGCCCGTTAAGGCTTACCGATGTGCGATTCGATTCTGGATGACGCTGGTAGGTCAAGTTTAGATTTGCGATAACAGCGTTTTCCTGCGACATAATATCAAAAAGGAAGCGGATTTGATTCATCCTGATTTGATTGAACTGGTGCTGGCTGGCTTACATTCGCCTTAACTTTAACCGTTACCCTCCAGACCGAAATAGTATTGAATACCTTATCGTTGTATTCTCTTCCGTTCAGGTTCGCTTCGATTTCGACAATATCACCATCATTAATACCATCTGCAAGCCCTACCTTCTTTCCTTCGCATACTGCCTCAATCAACTGCGGATACTTACTATCCTGCTCGGTTTCAATCCAGATTCTTCTTTTCTGGAATCCATTTGCCCCAACCGATTCGATTGGATGCACTTTCTTAACTTGTCCTGTTATTTGCATGATTTAAAATGTTACTTGGTTTGTGTTTGTGGGAATTTATGTAAAATAGGGTCGTAAGAAAGTGTCTTCAAAGTTTCGCCTTTTACGAAACAATTCCATGTCTTAATTATCAAAGCCATTTTTACGGTTGGATTTATTTTTCTTACAGACATCCTATCCTGCATTAATCTATTCCTCAAAAGTGAAATAGTATTATTTGTAATATCCATTCCAGTTGTCAACTGCTTCATAAAAGATTCAGCATTTTCAGAATTGATTTTATAAAAATGAGCGTAAAAACCGCCAATAAAAGAAGGTGCTAATATCTTTGCAAATGTCTGATACATTTGATGAGATTGCTTTGCTATATTTTGCCAAAAATCCTCATCACGATAATATTGCTCAATCAACATTGCATTTGTTGATTTTTGATTTACACCAACTTTTGCCTTCTTGCCTTCTTCAAGAAGATTATACATTGCAATTATTGAAGGAATGGTATTGCCATGCTTAATTTCTGAAATCTTAAAAGCATCGGAGGCATTTCGTGAACTTCCAGTATCAATTACATCAAATACTGAATCTTCAATACCGGATATAATAAGCATTACAATTGCTTTATTTGCCTGTATAATGGCGTGAAGTCTGTGTTGCCCATCAAGTATTAATCCTGTTTCGGATATTTTAATTGATTCACCTGTATGTTCTTTCCATCGTCCATTAACAATGTCATTGGCATACATATCAACTCGTCTGCTTTTGACAAGTCTGTTTTTAACATTTGCCTCAAGCAATTGTTTTGCTCGTGTCGGAGTAATTAACTCCTCTTTGTAAATTAATTTTCCCATTTTTTTATACGGATTAAAATGTTACTTGGTTAAAATACTTTTCAAATTTAGCCCAAAATTTGACTACCTCAGCCTCGAGAGTGTTGAGTTCGTCGATTATATCGTTCCGCTCAATTCGATGGATGTACAAAGGTCTGGGTGTAAAGCGAGGGTCATACGAAACGAAATCAAGCCATTGCAATTTTTCATTTACAAGGAAGTATTGATACACTTGATACTTGTGGTCGTTCGGCAAGCCTCCCATGCGGATAGTCCTGATGTGCGTCTTTGTCGAAGGACATTTGACTTCAATACCACCTGTCCTGTCTGGCGTTAATCTATCCGGTGACATTGCAAGATATTCGAGTGTGTCATGCGTGCAGAATCCGACCTGCTCTAATTCGTGTCCAGTCTGCTTGGTGTAAATTTCAGACGCCTCACTCTCATGGTCTGTCCCCCATTGCATCGCCTCGGACACGAATCCATCGACTTCATCCCAAACTGCCATATCTGGACATACTCGTTCATAAATAAGTTCGTCAACTACTTTCAGGTTGTCCGACTTCATGATTCCAGCGACACGACTGCTGGTAATTTTTCCGATACGCAACTTATGCCAATCGGGCGTGCCTTGTTCAACTTTGTGCTCTATCATAAATTATTTGGTTAATTCGGTTTTCCTTAAATCCTTCGTACTCAAACAAGCCGTTTGACCTTCGCTATCAAGACCCTTCCAAAGCGTCTGCAATGTCGCTAAGTCCGGTGCGTTCCGGATTGCCTCGATAGTTGCAGTGTAATCCTGTGCTGGCTTTATACTTACCTTCTCGTTCCGTACCCGTAACGCATCCGTTACATCCCCAAACGCCTTGACCTTGTCTACTCCAATCTTTACTTGTTGTCCTGCCCACTTTTCAATCGCAGGTGTACCGAGCAATCTGGTTATCGTCTTGCAGTTGGTCTTGTTCAGAATAATCGGCTTCGTTTCTTTCGTAGTTGCAACGATGCAGTCCGACTTCTTTCCATCCGCACCCGGTACGGCTTTCTTCTCAACCGTAACGAGCGTTACGATAATTTCCCGATACTGATTGTCCGATTCGAATAGGTCGTGACTTCCAAAGTAGTCAGGATTTGTTAACTGTTTCCAATGTGTCATAGTGTTTTCGTTTTTTATAAAAAGTTAAAATGGTGCTGATTCATCTGTTTTAACGGAAAATATGTCCGAAGGTTTCAATATTTGCAAAATATTTTTTTCCGGTGCTGGCTGTGCCTGATGCGAATACATGACATACGGGGCAAATCGGGTGTAAGCCTTTTCAAACTTGGTCATTATAGCCCCGATACGCCCGTTCCGGTGCTTGCTTACATGAATCTCAGCCATATCGGTTGAGTTTGTAAATCCATCCGACATAAGTTCCTCTTTGTAGTATTCCGGTCTGTGCGGAAATATCACAATATCCGCATCCTGCTCGATTGCACCGGATTCCCTCAAATCGGATAAGTTCGGAATTGAATTACCCTTACCACGACTTTCGACTGCTCGGTTCAACTGAGATAAGACCATCACAGGTATATTACATTCCTTTGCAATGGCTTTCAAATTTCGGCTTATCGTACTGATTTCCTGCTCTCGGTTTCCGCTAAAATTACTGCCTGCTGTCATGAGTTGAAGGTAGTCAATCATGACTATTTTAATCCCAAATTCATGCACCATACGCCTGACTTTTGCCCTGAGTTCAAATACTGATACCTGCGGAGAATCATCTATGTAAATGGGTAAATCTTTTATACTCAGGGCTGATTCCTGAAACCTATCAAACTCGGATTGAGTGATATTGCCAGACCTTATCTTCTCTCCTTCAACACCTGATTCCATTGATTCAAGCCTGAAAGTCAATTCCGATGCACCCATTTCCAAACTGAAAAAAGCAACAGGGAAACCGGATTTTGCGGAACTAACCGCAAAGTACAAAGCGAGTGCAGTCTTACCCATACCCGGTCTCGCACCCACCACGATAAGATTTTGATTCTGCCAGCCTGAGAGTAAATTATTCAACTGATGAAACCCCGTATCAATCCCAGTTAGTCCGGTCTGGCAATTCATTCTCCGCCTCAACTCATCAATATTCGAGTAGGTCAGATTCAGGATGGAAACGGCTTGTTTTTTATACAGCGATTCCATCACCCGAAATACTTCCCCCTGCTGGTAATCCATCGTATCGAAGGCGTCATTAACAGGGTCATAAGCCATTGTAATCGTCTTATGGCTAATCCGTATCAACTCCCTTTGAATGTAGCACTCATGGATTAATTTACCGTTGTATTCAAAATTGATTTCGCCACTAAACTTCTGCCCGATTTCAATCAAGCGAATCATTCCCCCGGCTATTTCCAACTTCTCCAATTTTTTCAACTGCGAAATGACCGAAATCGTATCGACAGATTGACCGGATTGAAAAACATCGAAGCAAGCCTGAAAAATGGCAGAATTAGCCTCACTGTAAAACCAATCTGGCTGAACTGATGCAATTACACCGCTTACTGAGTTACGGTCATACAGAAGGCTGTAAAGTACCGATTCCTCCGCATCAGTGTTAAACGGTGGTAATTTGCCCTGAAATGCCGATTCGGTCAGGGGCTTAATTTCCTCTTTGTATTTTTTTCTATTGCTCAAAACTTATTCCTCCCATGTTTTTTTGAATTTCTGCTTTCATTGCTTCTTGTTTACGGATTTTGTCAACCGCAGGGCTTTGGCGGGCTTGTAATACTTTAACCGCCCTTTCATATGCCCATCCAGTAATTAATCCCCTGTAATCGCTTTTATTAGCCTGAACGCCTTTTGCATGGTTTTGTTTCCAACTATCGTAAATCAAAATCATTTCATTGACTATTTGCTTATGGTTGTACCTTTCAAGTAGTTTTTTGTATTCCTTTTCAGTCAGGTATGTATATTCACAATCAATGGCAAGTAGAGGTTTTTTCCCCTCAGCCAGTCTTTGTTGAATAAACTCTTCGTCATTCAGTTTAATCTTTGCAGGTTTAATCTTTGCAGGTAAACTTTGTTGGCTGTCAACTTTGTTAACCGGTAAACTTTGTTTACCCAATAAGACAATACTATTACTATCTATATTACTAATACTTTCTTCTAATATATTATTGGGTAAACTTTGTTTACCCCTAACGGAAACTTTGTTAACCGGTAAACTTAGTTGACCGGTAAACTTAGTTAACCCCTCTGAATTAACTTTTAACCAGCCTTGTTCATTCTTAATCAGTAAGTTACGCTCAATAAGCCTCTGAATCGCTTTTAATAAACCGACCTTGCTCATTCCGAACTCATCTGCAAGCCTTAATTTGCCTACATAGCACCATCTAGAACCGTTTTCGTCGTACTCGCTAAAGTATCTAATCCTTTCGAGTAATCCAGCCTCGACGAAGGAAACATTGAGTTCCTTCATCAAAGCCAGATTGACCATTACGAATGATTTAGATTCTATCATAAAAATAAAGTTTCACGCATTAAGTGATATGACTTTCTTTCAGATGAATCAAGAACAATATTTTCATTACTCAACCTACCTAATAATTCATACAACAAAGCCTCGTTTTCTTTATTTTCTACCATAGAAACCTTAAGGGTTGAATAATTATAATCCAAATCCTGATATTCATACAAACAAAGAATATCCTGAGTTTCACGACCTTTACCAAACTCTTTTACGAGTTTGTCGCATTTTGATTGAACTTCTGTTCTTAATTCATTGGCAAAATCTTCCATAACTTACTTTAAATTAAAAACCCCCGAAATAATGTGGTGGCAGTCACATTATTCCAAGGGGTTCTGTTTGACATAAGTCAAATCGTTGTATTCTCTGCCACAAGAATATCCGGTATATATTGTCCCCGGAAAGACTATACGCAAATTTACAAAATTATTCGCATACTACAACAAATCCGGGCTGTTTGTTGCTATTCATATTTTTTACAAACTCATCATTTTCTTTTTTGCCCTGACATACCTCAGCCCAAGTTTTCGTTTGCTCTGGGTAGTCTTTGTGCCAACTCGTACACTTTACACATTTTGGTTTGCATCCAGAAAACGCCAAAACCATCAAAACTGAAACAAATACATATTTTCTCATAACTTTCAAATTTACATTGTTAAAATTCCAAAATAATTTTGCCCTCATAGCCCCAAATCTTCTGAGCCTGAATCGTATGAACCCCTGAATCATCCTTTCCAAAACAATCCATAAAGCCCTTGACCATGTTGTCTATATCGGGCTTGTAACGATGTGGACTGCCTTCTAACTCCCTGCACTGCTTCTGGGTGTAACTTATCGGGAAAGGCATAACGAACACAATCCGAAACGATTCTGGACACTCACGAACGCCAAAACCTTTCAGGAACATCATTACAGCCGTTTTGTATCGGGCATATTTGTGATAACGCTCATCTGTGTACTTTCCCCTCTGTGTTGTTCGCACAGCACCCATTGGGTTGATGTCAATTTCGATTCGCATTGTGCAAAGGTAAACGGCATTGGCTTCAAAAGGTTTCAAAATATTTTACAAAATACTACTTTTGCCCCATGAATCATTACAAAAAACAATCAATCGAAACATTCGAAATGATGTTGAAAGTTTACGGAACGGAAAAACTCATTCACTTTTGCGAAATAAATGCGTTTAAATATCGGATGCGTGCTGGCTATAAAGATTCTGCCGAGCAAGATATAGCCAAGGCAATCTGGTATGAGAACAAAGCGAACGAGTTGAAAGAATCAAAGTAATTTCGTATATTTGCGAAATTCAGCATTGAATCAAATGGCAAAAAGACAACCAGTTAAGCCAGTAGGGTTGACCGCACCCGAAGCGGTAAAAAATAAAGGGGGTAGACCCACAATATTTACTCAAGAATTAGCAGACCGAATCTGTGATGAAATAATGAAATCAGAAAAGGGTATTTTTGCCTTATCTGAATCACTTGATTGGTTTCCTGCACCCAGTTCTATTTATTTATGGCTTGACCAATACCCAAAGTTTTCGGAGTGTTATACGCGGAGCAAGCAAGCCCAATCAGACCGAATGGCTGAATCCTGTCTTGTTATTGCAGACGATTCAAGCGGAGATACAATCGAAACCAGCAAGGGCGTAATTGAAAATCGGGAATTTACAAGCCGTTCAAAACTCAGAGTTGAAACAAGAATGTGGCTAATGGAACGGCTCTCTCCGAAAAAATACGGTAAGTTATCACAGGAGGCAGACCCAGCAAATAATCAAGCCGAATCCTACCAACCGCCCCAAATAACCGTAACCATCAGCAAGGAAGCAATTGATAAACTAAACAAATAAAACCATGGAAACATTTACAGCAGATTACGCAAGACAATTAGTCGAACGCTCCAAACTGAAAGAACTTGGATTGATTCTGGCAGACATTCACAGTGTTGCCGAAACCGGAGCAACTGAACTTGTATTGAGTTACAAGTTAAAAAACAACACTGAATTTGAGTTGAATAAACTCGGATTTGTGATTGAGAATCACGAACCGCATACCTTTATCCGGTGGTAAAATGACCGAAGCCGAAGCCATCCAATTACATAAGATTTTGGAAACGAAAACAGCCGAATTGATGGAACATTTCGACACAGTTCAAATCGTTGTTACACGCCACAACCGACTGGATGAAACAACTGAAATGATGGCAAAAGGTAGGGGTAATCTTTACGCTCGTTTCAGTTCCGTTGATGCGTGGCTTGAATCAATCGAATGACCGAACTAAATTGAGGCAATTGCGTATAAGTCAATATGACATCAGAGGTATATTTAGAAGATTGCGTTTCAGGAATGAAGCGATATGCTGACAATTATTTTGACTTGGCTATTGTTGACCCACCGTATGGGATTAAAAGAGATGGACACCACCAAGACAAAAAGCCAACAAACGGAGGAAGAAAGAACTTTGAATTTAAAGGATGGGATAATGCTATTCCTACTGCTGAATATTGGGGTGAATTATACAGAGTATCTAAAAATCAAATTGTGTGGGGTGCAAATTATATGACTGAATTTTTAAAGCCTTCGATGGGGTGGATAGTTTGGAGAAAAAACAGAGGTAACTTTACTTCATCAGATGCCGAACTTGCATACACATCATATAACAAAGCATTAAGGGAATATACTAAAAACCCATTTGTTTTGATACAAGAAGGCGGAACTATACACCCTACTCAAAAGCCGATTTGCTTATATGATTTTTGTTATCAGTATGCAAAATTAGAACAAGGTAATTTGATTTTAGACACACATTTAGGCTCAGGAAGCAGTCGAATCGCAGCGTACAAAGGCGGTTTTAATTTTGTTGGATTTGAAATAGACCGCGAGTATTTCGATAAACAAAACAGACGCTTCCACGACTTCAAATCTCAACTAAGATTGTTTTGACCGAACTAAACGAAGCCCAACAGCAAGCGTATTATTTACTTCACCATTCCGAGGCTAAAGAAGTTCACATGGTTACGGGCGTTGGAGTAGGTAAAACCTTCATGCTTGGTATGGCTTCGATACCATTCCTATCTGTACCGAATAGCCGAGGATTAATCTGTGCTCCAACCGTACCAATGATGAAGACAGCCACCTTGCCCGGAATCGAATCGGCTTGGCAACGGGCAGGACTTCAACCGGAACGGGATTATATCGTAAACCGCCAGATGAAGGGCGTTAAACCTTATTCCCGTATCGGTTCGGAGAATGTTATTACCTTTCGGTGGGGGTCTTATGCTGTATTAACTTCACTCGAAAATTACAACACCGTAAACGGCTCTGAGTGGGATTGGATTGTTGTGGATGAAACTCGTGATGTGCGGAACTTTGAATTTGCACTCGGTAAACTCCGGGCAAGGATGCGTGGTCAAACCTTCAAAGGATTGAACCTTACCCACAAAATCCTAACGGCTACAACTCCACCGGACAATGTCAAGTACTATCTCGAACTCAAAGAAGCCAGTCAGGTTGAATCGAATCGAATTGCAATAGTTCAAGCCGAAAGTTATGTAAACCAACACAACTTACCACCGGGCTATATCGAGCAGTTAGAAGCCACTCTTGACCCTCAGACATTCAAGCGTGAAGTATTGGCTCATTTGATTACCGCACAAAGCAGTATCTACGCTTATTCATTTACCCGTTCAGTTCATGTCGGTAAGGTTGAGGAAGACCCGAACCTACCCATTTACATTTCATTCGACTTTAATGTGTCGCCAATGACCTGTATCTATGCCCAGCACACTCCAGACAGGAAGCGAATCAGAATAATCGGAGAGGAACGGATAATAAATAGCGATGTAACCGAACTATGTCAAAGAATAAAAACAAAATACCCTAACCAACACAGGTTGATTTTGACTGGGGACGCATCTGGAAGAAACAGAACGACAATTTCAAAAGGTCTATCCAACTGGAAAATAATCAAAGGCGAACTGGGCGTAAGTGATGCACAGATACGACTTTTATCGGCTAATCCCCTAAGTGTTGATTATATCGTATTGCTTAATTCTATGTTGTCAAAACATGGCAACTTGATAATATCTGATACCTGCAAGTACCTGATTCAAGACATGGAGTTAATGCAACGGGCAGACGATTCGGGCAAAAAAGCACCGGACGCATTAACCGGACACTTATTCGATTGTGCCGAATATTATCTATGGACATTCCATCGGCAGTTTTTGGATAGATTTGCCAAAAAGGGTAACTTTACATCGATATGACACACACATACGACCTCAAGATTTACAACGGCAGAGTTAAGGTTTATGTGGATGGCTTTGTTATGTTCTCGTTCAATCAAATCGACTTCTCAGGTTATTATGCATTCAAAGACGATTCCGATTTATACGGCATTACAATCTACATGAATCGAGAAAAAGCAGGGGCACAAGAGATGGATATTTATTTCAAGACCAAACAGAATTGGCTTAATATTTTAGAACTACTGGACAATAATTTATGAGCAACCTAAAAAACATTTACACCGACGCAAACGGCATCGAGTGGCGTTCATTTGAAACATGGGGAGATATTCCAGCCAATCGTGTTATACCTGCTGACCTTGCCGTTCGTAGGGCTTCGATGGGATTGAATCCAGAACGATTAGTTCAGGCATTTGAAGAAATTAAACAAGACTTAAACGCTGGTAAAATAGTCGATGGATTTGCCAAGTTTGACCAACTTCAAAAGCGAATAAACGACATTCCGGACGAATCGTTACTGCAAGATTTAGCCTGTGTTTTTGTCATTCATCCCGACGAAGAACCGCTCGACTTCGACCCGAAAATGCAACGAACGAAAATCGAATTGTGGAAGCAGGATGAAGAAGCAAGGTTTTTTTTTATTCAGTTGGCAGTGCGTTATACAATGGACTTATCGGACATCTCCGACGCTTATATCCGTATGCATATCCTTCAAAGGAGTTTGATGGAGTCGAGCGACCAAAGCAAGAGTATCTTTCCCTTAGCCGAAACTGGGCTGATGAGTTCTCAACCTGCGTAACCGAAGTGAACTTATTACATCGTATGGCTTGCAACGGTTCGATTACTGAAATTAAAATGCTTGAACGAATGCCAATTGAAGAGTACGCCTCGACGATAAACGCATGGAAATACGAATTACACTTAAAACAAAAAAGCGTTAAGGTATGATGGTACTAATATTTTTAATCGGAGTAATTTGCGGTATAGCACTAACAGCATTTACTTATGGCGAGCGTTAATCGAAAATATCGAAGAGGCTTGATTCGTGCCGTTATTGACGACACAGGCAAGGTAATCGGTCATGTAAAAAAGACGAATCGGGGCAAATGGGTTGATGTGAAATTGCCATAATTTTCTTACCTTTGTCTTGTCCTCCCCGGACTTAGGCTTTCCAAGCCATATTGGGTTAAATTAAGTAAAACCGATGGCTCAAAATATAGTATTCCGAGTAGTTGCCGACACCCAGCCAGCAGTGGATGGGATGAATAAGTTGGATAGTGCAACCAAAAACACAAAGAAGGATGTTAATCAATTAGACCAAGCGTTGGGAAAAATCGGTGGCATGGTTGCAGGTGCGTTTGCCCTTGATAAAGTTATTGAGTTCGGTAAAGCGGTATTAAAAGCAACTTCCGAAATGCAGAATTTACAGGTCAGAATGAATGACCTTGCTGGGTCAAATGAAGAAGCGTTAAAAACATTCGAAGATTTAAAGTCAATGGCAAACGATTTAGGTTTGTCGTACAAAAGCCTTGTAAATAATTATATTCAATTTACGAGTGCTGCCAAAGCATCGGGAATGGAAGTAGGTAAGGCCGAGCGAATATTTAAGTCAATGACAATCGCCTTGGCTGGAACGGGCGCAAGTTCAGAGCAAACTAAAAACGCTATGACTGCATTGACCCAAATGATTGGGAAGCAAAAAATATCAGCCGAAGAATTGCGACAACAACTTGCAGAAGCCATGCCGTCGGCTTTTGGTATAATGGCAAAAGCATTAAATGTCACGACTGCTGAACTTGACAAGATGATGTCAACAGGTCAGTTGATGGCGAACGATGTACTTCCAAAGTTTGCAGAAGAAGCAGAGCGTGCATTTGGTGGTAATACAGAAAAGATGTCAGGTAACATTCAAGCCAATTTAAACAGACTGCAAAACGCTTGGGAAGGTTACATGACAAGCCTTGGTGAGCGATTTTATGGAAGTGGTGGAGGTGCAGAGGTTCTTGCCGATTTATTGACATGGTGGACAAATATAAATCAAACGCAAGAGCAATACCTTAGAAATGAACAATCTCGTTTATTGGGCGATTATAAGCAACAGCAAAGTATTAAGAATGAGATTTCATTGCTTGAGGAGCAGAAGAAAACCGAGGATGAAATTATTAAAATATTAGAAGATAAGATTAAGCATCAAGAACAAACATTAAAAGGAGTTGAAGCAAATATACCTTTATCAAATGAATTGTATCAAATTCAAAAATTAGGTGCTAAGCAAACAGCAGAAGAAAAAATTGAAACATTAAAACTCATCAACGCTTTGAAGGAAAAAGTGCAGTTGATGAAAGAAGAAATTAAAGAACGAAACAAGCCAAAGCCGATGACTGCTGAAGAGGTTAAAGAAGCAGAAAAAGCAAGGAAGGCAAGGGAAAAAGAATCGGCTGAAAAGAAAAGATTACAAGAGGAAGAGTGGAAGGAAAAATTAAGAATACTTCAAGGAGAAACAAAAGCGGATAAAGATGTTCAAGAACAATTAGCCAAATATGAAGAGGATGAGTTAAAAGATAAAGCAAAGAAAGCAGAGCAAGAATTAAAGCAAATGCGTACTTGGCAAGGTATATTTGAAAATGAGCAAGGAAGATTATTCGCTAATGAGTTATCTCAGTTAGACCGCAAGCATCGGTTGGGCAAAATTAAAGAAGAGGAATATTTAAAAGAATTGCTTGAACTACACAAAAAATACGGTCTGGATGTTTCAGGTGTAGAGGATAGAATAACATTATCAGATGCCCAAAAAAAGCAAACACGCAAAGCCTATGCACATCAAATGGCAGGAGAAACAGCATCGGCTGTAACTAATACGATATTATCATACAAGCAAAAGGAGATTGATGGCGAGAAGGAAATGGTGGAGAATCAACGCCAACAAGGGCTAATTAGTCAGGAACAATACGACCAACAGATTCGAGCGATTAAACGGAAAGAAGCCATTGCGGATAGGATTGCAGCGATTGCCCAGATTGCAATCAACACAGCCATCGCAATCACTAATCCAACCAACGCAGCATCAGCATTAACACTCACACCGTTATACCTTGCAAACGCTGCGATTCAAACAGGTATCGTACTTGCCCAGCCTTTGCCATACAACAAAGGAACGAAGCGAGTACCAATGATGCGAGGTGCAGTTAGGGGTAGAGATTCCGTTCACGCTATACTAACTCCAGACGAGCGTGTTGTTCCTGCTGATATTAATACACAGCCGGGTTATTCGGCTTTGTTGGATTTGGCTCAGGATAAAAAGATAAGCGACAAGGAGGCTGGCTTCTTAGCCGAACTTGCAACATCAGGAATGAGGCGAACGAACACTTCGCAAACAATCGACCCTGATACGATTGGTCGGGCAATTGCAAAATACATTCCGCATACCAATGTGGCTATTAACGAGCGAGGCATTGCGGTAATAACAGAACGAAGCCAGACCGAGATACGCAGACTAAGAAGGAGGATATCTTAATGCTACACATAAAGATTAACGGCACACCGATACAGGGCAGGATAGAAGGATTAGAAGATTTTACTCTGAATTATTCGAGAGATTCCGAAACAGGCAGAACGCAAAAGTCATACACGAATCAGTTGAAGTTTTACGATGATGGCTTTGCAATAATCTATCCTCTTATGGTTGCTAACCCAAACGGATTAAATCAATCCGCAACGGTTGAGGTTTGGGATGACTGCTGTAATGCTCCTGTTTATCGTGACCTCATCATTCGTGGTGATATGGTTGATTTTTGTGCAAATGATTGCTTCGTCACTTGCCGATTGACACGACAAGACCCAGATGATTTAATTTATCAGTGTTTGAATAAATATGAGATAAGTTCAAACCGAAACGGATATTTCAACCACCCTCCAAGCGGACAGCCTAAATTTCCGTTGGTAGTATATTGCAATGAGTTACGCCCGAATTGGTTAATGGCGTCTTTATTGATTGCCATTTTTTTTAATTTATGGATAGGTTTATCTTTAATTCCATTTATTATAGCAATAATTGTTTCTATAACATTTTTCCTATATGGAATTTGTCAATTTTTGCGTGGACTGGAAAATATTATAAATTCATTTTTACCGGGCAATCCCGTTAATTTAACGCCCACAATTTGCGACCAACTAATTGATGACCCTCTTTTTCTTATAAAAGAGGCAAAGAATTTTATTGATAGAATTATTGAAAACTTCATCGGATGCGGACGCAAGCACCCTACTCCATTATATCGGCAATACATCGAAAATGCTTGTCAAATATGCGGAATAAATCAGTTTAATTCATCCATATTAAACGACCCAAATAGTGAGTATTATAATGCCCTATACTTCAATGCCCCAGCCGATGCAGGGGATAGACAAGCAGTCGGATATATTAGCGAAAATAGACCAACAGCAACGATGTCAAGTTGGCTTGATATAATTGCCAAAGACTTCAATGCACGCTGGTGGATTAGTCAGAACCAATTATACTTTGAACGGAAGGATTTCTTCCTCAATCAACCTGTAATTTACGATGCTGTTGTAAATGCATCCACAGGCGATATATTAGAGGGTGTGTGCTTTACTTATAACGAGGGTAAATTATTTTCCTCTATCAAAGTCGAAGCGGTAATGGATGCCCTTGACGATGTAGGTAACGAGGATAGGAATAGATATACCGTTTATTTCGATTACGGTTCAAATCCTAATTGGGAAGGTGCAAACAAGAAGGCGTTATCTTATTCACCTGCTCGATTTAGAAACGATGGAATTGAACCTGATATACTAACTCAATTCGGTTCATTACCTTTGGCTAATCAATTATTTTTAGGCAACTTCTCTCAATTCAGTCGTGCCTTACTTATGTCCAAAGGCACAGCATCTAACCCAAAGATGCTTATCTGGGATGGGCAATCTTATACTGACGCTTATGTTAAGTTATACAACGGTGTCCAGAATATGCCTGCAATGGTTAATTCGGGTCAATCGGATTTATACGATAAGTTCCACCGTATCGATGACCCCAATCAAAACCCATTCCGATTCTGGAATGCCGAATTTACCGTTCGGGCAAATTGTCAATTAGTGCAACAACTTGATGTTAATCGCACCGTTCGATTAAGCACTCCATACGGTGCTGTCGTTAATGCCCGAATAAATCAAATCAATGCTAATTTAGGTGAGCGAACAATTCAATTTACTTGTGAATTTTAAACATGGCAAATAATCAAATTATATCAGTCGGGATAGACCGGAACTGGAATGTAGATTTCGGCAATTTATGTGATGGCGATACGGTAACATTAAGAGTATGTCATAACGATAATACCGGAACGCACACAGGAACAGTTAATATCTGCGGATGCGATGCGTTTACGGTAACGCCTCCATCATTTACATTGGCTCAATGTGCTTGTACCGATTTAACATTTACGCTAAATGGTAACGGTTATCCCGGTTCAGGCAGTTGTTATATTGAGATTAAATTTAACAACAAGGTTAGTTCAATCAATCTTAATTGGAACGAGGTTTATTGTGATATAAAAGAAGTCGATTGGACTTTTGGCGATTTGAATAGTTCAATCATACTTGATTCAAGAACATTCAAAGCCGATTGCGATATAACTGATAATTATGTATTTGCTCAGGCTGTTTACTTGCAACGCCGGCTTTTATTCAACCAGCCATTAGTTGCAGGTGATGAGTTATTTTTATCTCAATGGTTATTCGCTCAGATACCCGAATGGACTTATCAGAATTATCCCGTTGCAGGTTGGAGAAGTCGGTTATGTTTGCAACCAGCAGGAGAGGGTGAAGACCCAAGCGTTGATGGTACTTATCAGATGGAATGGTACGGACAACAACCATCGGAAGAGAATAGCCAAGACACGCCTTATGTATTTGCAACGGTATCGAATAACGGAAGCAATGTAACTTACAACATTGAGTTTAATCTGCCAGAGGATGCTTTAAATCCACCGAGTAACTTCGAATTATCAAACCATAGGACACTACTTGCCAACTCGATTAGGAACGGAATTGAATTAAACAATCAAAGCGAAAATTCAATCTATCGGAATCTAAAATACATGTCGTGGGCGTTTGTTGTTTATCGCTCAGTTGGTTCGGTTTACCAAGACGATATCTTTTCAATTCGTGGTAAATTTCCATTTGAAAAGGAAAGCCCGAGTCCGAGTGCCGTTCAGTTGTTCGTGTTGAATGTGGCACTTGCAACGCCACTGAATCAACCTACTATCTACCTATCAACAACGAGACAAACAAAGGTTCGTGTAGATTTTCAATTCAGCGACAACAACACAACAGGAACGCCACCGACTGATATGTGGGTGTATTTGATTCGTAACGATTCGCAAAACAATCAATTGGATTATTATGAGAATTACGAATACGACCAATCCGATTTGACGAATGCTATACCGGGCATTTACATCACGCCTGTAACCATTCCAACTAACATCACATCGAATGAGTTCTTTACCGAATTTGATGTATCTCAACTCAGAACAGATTTAAGTGGCGTTGAAAACATATCGAATAATTACCGATTTATATTCGTTGTTACGAGTGCCTTGGATAGACAGAGCAGGTCTTGGATAACAGAGCCGATTCAGTTAATCAATTACGATGACCAAGACTTGACATTGACTGGTATCGAAGCCAAGTTTAGAACGGTAGAGCAAGAGTATGCAGGTACGATTGGAACATTGACAGGCACTTGTGTCAATATGAATCTTGAAACGGCATTACAGGCTAATTTGCCATTGTCGGATTCAGAAGTTCAAGCCAAGACAGGTAATTTAATTATGACTGCCTTCGAAGCGTACAAAGGTGCGAGGCTATCAATTTATGAAGAATCGCCATTGACAGGCTCGCAGTTGCTTAATACGCAATACTTCCAAGCAAGTGGTCAGTTGATTTGCGATAAAGTAACAGACAACGGCTTAGAGCCAATTATAAACAGAACGCAAGGAAGTTCAATTGATTTAACTTTTCCGTTTACTATTCCCGATAATGTTTATCGCAAAATAGGCAGGGAGGGTTTATTTCAATCGGATATATCCGAACCGACTGCTTGGAGTACATTAAGTTTGGCTTCGTTGTCGTGCGTTCAAAATAGAACAAGCGAGCAGTGTGATGTGTTGTTTGCCTTGCCTGATGTAACTGGATTCACACAGCCTGAGTACATGACTTATGTGCCCGACACGAACGAGTTATGGGTGGCAAATAATGGAGGTGATGAGATTGCAATAGTCGATGTTACAAATATGACTGCAACGGTATTTGTTCCATTAACTGCTGGAGATGCACCGACTGGAATTGTTTATGTTCCGGGCGTTGGCGTTTTTGTTGCTTGTACTGGTTCAAGTTCTGTTCGTTTGATAAATATATTTACTCGCACCGTTACTTCATCCACTGCCAGCCCTGTTAACCCTCAGCAGATAATATTTGAACCGAGCATAAACAGGCTATTTGTTATCGGTTCACTTGCAGGTGATTTGTGGGAATTGAATGCAAGTACAGGAGCATTGATAACGGTTATTGCAACAGGATTATCCAGCCCTGAATGCGTAACTTACGAACCAAGTATAAATACATTGTTTGTAGCAGGGTTCGGTTCAAATGACTTTTGCATTATTCCACGCTCAACCAATATTCCATCTGCACCGATTGCAACGGTGACAAGTCCAAAAAGTATTTTATCAAACGGTTCAAATGTTTGGATAGCAGGAATAAATGATATTGAGGTAGTTGATTTTGCAGGCGTAAGTTTATCCGTAATTAACGAACCCGGATTAGTTGGTAACGGCATCGTTTACAACGCTGGTATAATGTATGTGGTTGATACAAATGATTCTTTGGTACTTACATTCGATTCCGTATTATTTACACCTATCAGTACATTCGCAATTGATGCAGGTGCAAAGCGGATAACATTCGGAGGCAATCATTTATGGGTAAGTCAGCAAACGCCTGCAACCGTTCGCCCCTTCCTACTCGACTGCAACGATTCGCTTCCACCGTTTACGATGGTAAACAGAAATATTAAATTGAATTGGGATTTAGAATTTCAATTTTTCGACAATACCGAAATATATACAATCAGTCAAGAATTGAACAGACCAAGCCCAAGTAGGTTAGGTGATTTGGTTAATGATTTTGTTGATATTATTATTGAGGAGTATGTTGGTACACCTACGCCCGTTCCAATCAACAACCTTTGCCCCACAACAGGACAAGTTATCGTTACGGCTAATTTCATCAATCCGCAACGAGTTATGTCGGTTGGAATTGAACTGCAACCAGTCAGAGGTGGCGTTTATACTTCCGAATCTTCCGCTTCGCCTATATCAATTCCAAGCGATTCCGAAGCGATATACGACCTTATACCTGCATACGGAACGACAAGTACCGTTCAATTCAGAATTGATACGCCAACGCTGAATTTGACTGGTGATTATGAAATACTTTTACACTTCATTACACAATAAGAAATGGGAATAATTAAATGGGTAGATTCAGGCGTTGGAGTTGGTAACGGCTCGGTCAATGCCGAAGATATAATCTGGCAAGTTCCAGTCACGCCAAACTGCGGACAATTGTGCGATACGATAATTCAGGACGAGATTATTTGCAACCAAGCCGATGCGTGGAATAATAATCTATGTCCGAATGATTTTTGTTATTCCGCACCAGTCGTACCGGGTGATTGCTTGCATTTTCAATTTCAATTCCAAGACACACGCAACGCAAAGAATACAATCAGTTACTTGCAATTTTTGCAAAGACCGAATCCGAAAATAAGATACAATTGGTATCATCCGACTATCAATCCAACCGACTGGACGATTCGTGTTCGTATGTTCAACGCCTGCAACAATCAGGAATACAAAGACCCGATTAATAATTACAACTATGCCGATATATTTATGCGTAATGCTGGTATATTCCTCAGCCAAGACCGTAACGCATCGGCTAAGACGCTACCGATAAACTCGTGGTATCGTTGGACGCAGAACATTCAAATCTGCATACCTTCAACTCTACCTGCTAACTTTCCGAATCAATTTTATTTCACTTTTGAAGTTCGCAACTTTTCAAATGTCGGTTCGACCGTTTATACTCAACTCTATGAACTCGACACTTGCTCAAATACCGTTTATTTAGAGGGTGCGTACAACCTCAAAGATTGTTTCGGGTATGATTACTCCATTCCGCTTGAGAACGACCAATACGGGGGAGATATCAAGCCGTTCAATCAAATTATATCAAGTAACTTCCTGTATCGTGGCGTGTCAAAAGAATATCGCAACGCACACAGGCTAAGAGGTACGGCATCTTATGTGGGTAGAATGATTGAAAAGGACATTCCAGAGCGTCAATGTTTATCGATAAAGACAAGTACAAAGGAGCAGTACAGCGTTAAGTTAAAACCACTGCCTCCGTATGTTGCTGAGATAGTTAATAACAATCTATCTGGCAAGGTATCGTATCTATCAGGTGTACCCGGCAAAGGTGCGATTGAAGTACAGCCGAATGGAGGTGCAGAAAAGGCAAACGATATAAGCAATATGTGGGTAGTTGATTTGACTTTAAACGGTTGCGAATGTTTGGATTTTCATCAGTGTTAATAAGATAATATTCGTATATTTGTGCGTGGTGCAACGCCACGATTGGTGTTAATTGGTTTTAGGGGTCAGTCTGGGTTAGTCGTTTTTCCCAGACTGATTTTTTTTATTCAAATTATTTTATTTATCTTTGCCTAACCTCTCCCAGAGGGTAGGCAGTTAGCCATATTTCGGGACGAAATTTGTCCACACTCAAAACAAAACAAATATGCCATTAACTTGTACCGGATGCTCAGTTAGCGTTCCTACCCTTTCCGCTTCGTGCGGTAAAAACAAAAAGCCGGGCGGTCTTCCATATCTCGCCATTGTTGCCTGCGATTATACATTTGCAGACATTGAAGATTTAGCAGAATGGGCAACGGCAATCGCTGCGAATGATGCTCGTGTCGTAAAAGGCTTGTTGGGTTCATTATCTGACCCATCCAACACAACTAAGCGTATCGGCTCTTGCGACCCTGAAACGCTATTAGGTCGTGTATGGACATTGAACTTCCAAGATTATAACTTCACCGAAACAGGCTCACCACTTGTATTCGAGAAAGAAGCATTCTACAACGATGTTCAAGCAGACCCATCTAAATATTATTTAGTTTATGGTTCTTGCGATGGTCGGTCGTGGTTGGTCGAAAACTTCACTCTGATGATGAATGTGAATGTACCTGATAACAATCAGGATGCTCGCTTCATGAATGTTCAAGTGATGTACCAAGGGCTAACCATGGGTACTCAATATATTCTTGATTTAGGTCTAGTTTAATCCACCCGTAAATCATGGCAATAGAGCCTATTGATACGGGTTTCGGGTTCGACTTCGACCCTGAAGAACGACCAGATGCTTATCTGCGTTGGGCAGAGCAGTATTACTCGATGATTGTTCATACACAAGGACATAACCCGGGTAAACTGCTCTACCTGCAACGCCCGAACGAAGCGGACGATATCTATCGGTATCGTCTTGCTAATTTCGAGGCGATAACGAAAGGGGCAATCAGTCGGGCAAAGAACGAGGTGTTCAGTCCTATCGGGTCGGCTAAGTTTAGTTACAAGGTCGATGAAAATACGGAAGAATACATTGAACGCCCTGTCTTTGGTATGTCCGAGGGTTACGGCACTGGATACGACTATTGGCAGTATATTTTCAAAGTTGCTTGCGAGCGTATAATTGATGACCCAAACGGATACATTACTTGGATGCCATTCGGAGAGGGTACGACAGACCCAACACAAAAGGTAGACTTATATCCATACCAGATTTATTCTGTTTGTATAACTCGACTTACAAAGGACAGAATTACCTTTTATAAGCCAGAAGAACGCTTCTATTTAAATTCCGGTACAACAGGTCGGATATTCTATACAATCGACAGGGAGGCTTATTATCGGCACTACGAAATCGAACTGCCAGACAACAAGTCCACATTCGGTACGGAACTAATTTATCGGCACAACTTAGGCGAGTTGCCTATTGTGTTAAACGGTGGATTTCGTAAATCTGCAATCGGTCAATACGATTACAAAACACGCAAAGCCGTATGGGGTGAATCAACTTACATGGGTTGGAGTCCTTACACATTCAATAGTGGGTCAGCCTTGTTGCAGAATACATTCATGCCTCAATTTGTTGACTACATGGAATCGTTCTTTGTCGGTTTCGTTGGTTATGCGAATGAAGCGTTAAAGACATTTGATGACTGGAAAGGTGCGAGGGTAATGACTTCGAATCCGATTCGGGTTGAGAAGCAAATGCCCTGTACTGCTGAGGGTTGTCAGAATGGATTAGTGTGGGGTACGGATAGTTTGGGTAACGATACACGCAACAACTGCAATACCTGCAACGGTTCTGGCGTGTTGGTTCGTAGCCCATTCGGAGTGTATCAAATCAAAGTACCCGATTCAACTACGCTTGAAAATCAAACGCTAATTGATGACCCAGTTTCGTATGTATCGCCACCAGTCGAAGGATTGGAGTACATGCAAAAGGCTTGGGAAACATTGATACACAAAGCAGAGTTGGAATTGTATCAATTGTTTACCGATTCGGCACAATCAGGCGAGGCTAAGAAGGTAGACAGAGAGGGTAAATACGCAATGATTATGGCTATGAGCAATCATATCTATGACCATATCGTTTTCAACCATCTGAACTACTTGATTAGGTTGCGGAATATCGTCAATCCTGAGCCTCCAATTATTGTCAAGCCGACATCGTTTGCTATTCGTGATGAGGGTATGATAATTGAGGAGTTGAAGCAACTGAACGAAGCAAACGCACCGATTCCAGTTAAAGTCAAAGCCCAAAAAGACTTGATGAAAAAACGCTTTTCGGGTAAAGCCGAAGCGAGTGAAGTAATCGAGTTGATGGTTCAGTTTGACCCGTTATACGGTCAATCCATGGAGGACATCGAGCGTATGCAACGGATGGGTGCTATTGATACCAGAAGCGTTCAGAAGCATGCATATTGCTATTACATTCTCGAACGAGTTATGGAGCGTGATGATGTTTACAAAATGGAAGAGGTCAATGTACTTGAATTGATGGAAGCCGAGTTCAATGTAATCGTTCCTCCACCTGCTACGACTATAATTGTACCTGAGTTTGCCGAGTAATGAAGCCAGAGGATGAAATCGACATACTCATTGATAACTTGGTTGACAACGCCCGCAAAGGTGCAGACAATGCCACTGCGAGAATCATTAAGTTACTGGACAAATACTTGGATGGCTTTCAATTGTCTGATGGAACTTTCGTACTATCAGAGCAGAACAGCCGACTACTTACCGGATTGGACGCAGAAATTGCCAAAGCAATTAACGCAAGTACCTACCCAGCAAGCGTGTCCGAAATTGTCCGAAGCCTGCCCGAAATTGAAAAGTTAAGCGAGATGGTACTGCGACAATATAACAGCACCTTCTCGTTTGATTTTGATAAATTAGGTGTAAGTCAAATTCGTTTGATGCAGACTGAAACAATTGTTCAGAATATGACTGGTACTGGATTGACTGCGGAAATAAGACAACCGATTCGAGATGCTATTAATCGTAATGTGTTCGCAGGTGCTAAGGTAACGGATACCAAGAATCGTTTAAGAGAGTTCCTTCTTGCATCGGACAAAGACAAGTTTAACCGAATGGCTCGATATGCTAATGTGTGGGCTCAGGATGGGATTATGCAGTACGATGGCATGATTTACGACAGGTTCAGAACCGAGTACCAGCCCAACAACATTCGATACATAGGTAGTTTAATTGGCGATTCCAGACCGCAGTGTGTAAGGTGGGTTGGAAAGTATCAAAGTAATATCCCAATTGATAAACTTCAAAGCGAAATTAATTGGGCATTTAATAACGGTTCAGGGATGAATCCAGCAACAACAAAAGAATCATTTTGCACATATCGTGGAGGCTTCAATTGCCGACACAAAGCCATTCCAGTATTTATTTCGCCCGATGAAAATGAGTAATACCGAAGCCATTCTAATTGATAGAGTGAAAGCCTATGCGTTTCCGATAGCCCTTGCCGTAGTTGCATTTTTTATGATGCGATTAATTACCGGAATTGATAATATTCAACAAGACCTTGTTGATATTAAGGTTGAGCAAGCCAAGCAACAAGGATTAATCAACGGCAATATTCAATCAATCGAAAAGCGTTTGCAGGTGATTGAAAACAAGATAAACGAATGGGAATAATTATTTCGTAACTTTGTAAAACAACAATAAATTAAAATGAAACATTTAGTAACACTTATCTTCCTCTTTGCATTCGCCTTCATCGGCTTGAGTGCCCAAACAAAAGATACGCTTTCCGTATCTCAAAACACATCGACTGGCGTTATTACAATTCGCAGTCAGAAGTCTGGTAATCTCGTTATCAATCCATTCGAGTATAATGGATTTGGAAACATTGAAGCCGTTTACAGCACAGCAGGTGCGGACACAATGGTTTATTTGCGGAATGTAAAAACCCAGACCGTAATTACTCGTTATCGCAAGACAGGATTCTTCTTTGGATTTCGCCAATTAGGTATTAGTAATGCGACTGCACTATGGTTGAATGCCACTTATTTTAATCCAGTTAATTTGCGTCAATTGAATGTAACAACTGCCGTACGGGATAGCCTACTATTATGGGGAACAGTACCAGCAGGAACGGTTATATTCAACACGACTTTGGATAGTCTTCAAGTAAGAACAACAAGCACTTGGCGTACATTCTAATTTAATTTACTATGCAGAAATTAAACGAAAAGCAGGTATTGGTTCAGGACACCAAGACAGGCAAGCAAGTAGTTCTTTCTAAGCATTTTTTTGAGCGTCAAAAAGCATTAAAGAAAAACGGTTTTTCTGATTTCGAAATCGTTCCATCTTTAACTGAGGATGAACCAAAAAAGCCAAGGAAGTCAAAAGAAGTAACCGAGTAAATTAATTGTCAGCAACTATGAGTAAAGCAATCGAATTTTTAAAAACTATTGGCGTTCCTGAGGATGTAGTTACATCAATCGAAACTGCCAATGAGGAAACAGACCTTTCCAGTCTTGTGGACTTGACCGAAAACCATTTTACAAATTATTATAAAGAGCGTGTCAAGGATGAAATACACAAGGCTGGAAAGGGTTCTGCCTATGCCGAAGCAAAGAACTTCGTGAAGAAACAATTCGGGTTGACCGAAGCGGAAATTAAAGAACTTGATTTCCAAGGTGTGCTTAAATTAGTCAACGACCGAGTAAGCGAAAAGTCAGGCAATAAAGATTTATTGGAGCAATTGAACCAAGCCAAACAAACGATTATCGACTATGAAAATCGGGTGAAAGATTTTGAGGAAACCGTTATTCCTTCAATCAAATCCGAATCTGAATCGGCAATTCGTTCGTTCAAAGTTAATCAGGCAATTCAAGCCGAAGTTAGCAAACACCCTTTGATTGGTGCAAGTCAGTATGTCGTACCCGGATTTACTCAGGACTTCAACAAAAAATATAAAGTTGAAGTTGACGATTCAGGAACGGCAGTTGTTACCGATTTGAACGGAGCAAAAGTTTACGATAAGAATAAAAAAGAATTGACCTTGTCTGAATTGATTGTTATCGAGGGCAAAGAATCCAAGATATTCAAAGAATCGAACGGTGATGCACAGCCACCGAAGCAGGGCAATGTAGCACCTGCTACCCCACCGCCTGCACCTGCTAAGAATCAAATCAGCAAGTGGCAACAGGAATCCGCACAAAGAGTGGCTGAGATGAAACAGCGTGCCGGATTGAACGGATAAAATATTACTAATGCTCAAACGCAACTAACCCGGCTAATGTCGGGTTTTTTGTTTTTTATCGAAATTATATTTATCTTTGTATTGTCTGATGCCAATCAGGCTTAGGTGGCGACCATCCGCATTAGGGTTATCCCCTCGAACCCACACACAGACGAGGGATTTCAAACGCAAATAATAAACTTATTTATCATGTCATTTTCCGCAATTTGCCCGGCTATAAACGAGCAATTACTTAATCTGGCTAACGAGCATACACCTGCAATAAAATCAAGTCAGGTAGGTACGCTTAGAGCCGTTAGCGACCAATACAATCGCTACAATGTGAACATCGTTCCATTGAATCGCCAGAATGGTCAAATCAAAACCGTTCAGGTGATGTACCAAAAGCGTTCAACAATCAACGAGGTAACATCCACGATTGATTCTTGCTTGAACGGTCCTTTTGATGAATCTGATAACTTCGCAGAGAATGTTACAATCGGATTTCAAGCATCTCAGCAGTTCAAATACACCGAGGAGAGCATTCGTGAACTTTGCGAAGGTCGCAATTCTTGGGTAACCAAAGACATTGCCAATCGCCTTGATGCGATGCGTCAATACATCAACAACGACATCATTACCGAGATGCTTGCAAACTCTGGTAATTATGCTGGTGGTACAAACTCAGGAACATCTCCAATCGCATTGAATCTACTTGAGCCAATCGCAACAGGTGGTATCACCGTAGGTAACTACATTGGTGAGGCTACGATGTTGAACGCTTTGAGCGATGCTCGTGTATCAGGTCTACCAATGGCTATCGGTAACGGTGACCTTCGTACCTATACCAAGATGCAAAAAATCGGATGCTGTAACAACGGTGGTATCGACATGATGCAGGCTGGTCAGTTCGCATATTTCGAGGATGACCAATTGACAACAGCACTCGCAAACAACAACTTCTATGTTCTCGAGGCTGGTGCATTGCAATTCATTCCAGTACCGTTCTACTTGGGCGAATACGAAACATTGACCGAAACAGAAACTCGTTCAACTATTGTTGACCCATTGATTCCCGGATTGGTTTATGACTTCAAAATCTACAAGCCACAAGGTTGCGATGAGTGGAATGCTCAGTTGTCATTACACTACGCTATCACTGCACTTTACAACAACAACTACCGCACAGGTGACCCGTTGTTGGGTGTAAATGGTATCTTCAAATTTAATGCTGCGACCTAATCGTGGTTTTAAATTACTCTGACAAAACGGTAAACATCCGGGTGGCGAAAGCCCTCCGGATGGTTGCTGACACACTCGAAGGGTCGGGGTATCATGTTCGCATGTTACCTCTTCCCAACGAGGTGCAGTTTCTTGCGTTGTGCAAGGCTGGCAAGGTTTTGAAGCGATACAATACCGCTCGAATCGAATCGGGTTTATGGGAAATTAAGCAGGATAAAAACATTGAGATAGTCGACAAGACTTGGAAAGGTTTGCACGATGGTTCTGGTGTTTATTTTACGCTACATTGGAACAACTCAATCCACATTAAAGAGTTTTTGCCAGATGAGTTATTTGATAAAATATTTGAGGTTGCTTCGAATCAAAACAAGTTGGTTGAAGTGCTACATAACAAAGAGTATAGTGTAATTTATCTTTATGAACCTGATAAACTGCCTTCGTAATATAATTGGGTCAAACAATCCTGCTTGGAATGTTCCGAGTGATTTTAACTTGTATGTTGAATCACTGCCGGGCATATCAAGAGCGGATATAATTGCAATGACCGATTCGGACTGGCAGACAACAGGCGATTTTATTCAAGATAAGGTTAGTTTCAGCATGAATATGGTCGTGGCTGAGTTATCGCAATGGATTATCCAAGACTTCCGACAAAACTCAATTATAGACCGTATGAAGGCTGGTAAATATCCAAACAATACGGTAACATACAACACAACAACAAACGCAAACAGGGGCATTAAATTTGTCCGTAAAAAGAATGATGACTACGGGCTTCTTGTTGTGCCAAATATAAAAGTATTGGTAAACAATAGTGGTTCAGTAACGGTAACAATATCGGACAATATCGGGCAGGTTAAGACCTATACCGAAACCGTTGTCGCTGGTGTGCCTTATGAGATTAATACCGATTTTATTACCGATGGTGGCGAGGTGTTTTTGACGATGGATAATACATCGCTTGACACTGCTGATTTAAAGGTAGGAGGATGTTGCAATCGACCTTACAATGAATCGAGCGTTGGTGCTTGGCGTGTTTATGGTTGGGATGGTTCGGTTGCAGTTGATAACACTTTTGGTATAATCGCTGAGGCTCAATATCAGTGCGACCAATCGCAAATAGCCTGTATCTTTCGGAATAGCGTTAGTTTCCAGCAGGCGTGCATGTATCGCTTAGGTGTTGATTTATTAGACGAGTTAATCAATACAAGTCGTGCCAATTCTAAAACGATTCACAACAAAGAGGAAAAGATTGAACTGCGTAATAAGTTCGAATTGGATTACGAACGCAGGATGGAAATATTACGGGTCGAAGCAAGAACGATGCTGTCAAGACCCAGAACGAATTGCATAGCGTGCAATGGAACAAGGTACGCTGAAACTCAAAGACAATCTAAAGGATATTATCGATGAAAAATCAAATGCTTCCAATGTATGCAGGCTGTGCTTCCTGCGGTGGGTCAAGACCACAACCAAGACCAAGCACAGGTAGACCAGCACCCAGACCGGGAACGGTAAGAATCCCCGGAGTTAAACGATAAGATGGGAACGATTAAAAGTAGTTCTGCAAAGGGCAAGAAGTGGTCTGTCGAGGTCGGAGGCAAAACATATCACGCTGGCGATGCAAACGCCAAGGTAAGCCCCGGAACGCCTCGAGGCGATGCCTATTGTGCAAGGTCGGCTAAAATTAAAGGTAGTGGCGTGCCAAATAAATTAGCCCGAAATATGTGGGGCTGTGTTGGTACGAAATCAGTCAAGTCAAAAGCAAAAAAAATAGGAGATAAATTATGAGTAAGATTACATTCGGTACAATGGAAAGCCCTACTCCTAATTGGGCTAAGAAGATTCGCAACACTGCATTAAAGATAGGTGGTGCATTGGTTGTTGTGGGTGGTGCAATTGCAACGCTTCCACTATCGTTACCTGTTGCTGTTGTTACCGTTGCAACTAATGCAGTTGTTTACGGTACGGCAATCACAACCCTCGTTAGTGCTGTATCTCAGGCGTTCGGAGTTGAACAAGATAAACCAAATAATTAAGATGCCACTGAAAAAAGGATATTCACAAAAGACTATTTCGTCAAATATCAAGACTGAGATAAAAAGTGGAAAGCCACAAAAGCAAGCAGTTGCAATCGCTTTATCAAAGGCTGGCAAATCTAAGCCTAAAACTAAGCGTAAATAATTTGAAAAAAATGGAATTGGTTTTAACTCGTGATGCATTTTTACCGACCAGAACATTGGGTAAGTTATACGCTGACAATGTATTCGAGTGCTTCACTTGCGAGGATGCTGTCAGGGATAAAAAGATTGCAGGCGAAACGGCTATTCCGAAAGGCAGGTATCGGGTTATAATTACTCTTTCAAATCGATTCAAGCGTGAATTACCAATACTTTTGAATGTGCCAAATTATGAGGGTGTTCGCATTCATTCAGGAAATACCGAAGCAGATACGGAGGGTTGTATCTTATGCGGTTCAACTCGTAACGATAGCGGTGTATTCAGTTCAAGAATTGCAACGAATAACCTGATTTTAAAAATTCGAAACGCCATCAATTCGGGCAAAGAAGTCTGGATTACGGTTCGATAAATTATGGCTAATTTAACGCCTGAGCAGTTCGAGAAAGCATTGTCAAACGCTAAGCAGGCGTTGACGAAAAACATAGGCAAGATATTAATCAATGCGACTAATATCGGGTCTTCCGAAATGCAGGTTAGGGTGTTTAATAGAGGTCAAACAACTGCGGGCAAACAGATGCGATACAGGTCTGCACCTTACAAGAAATTGCGAACCGATGCAGGTTTACAAACAAACTGGAAAGACTTGATTTTTACAGGCGATTTGTTCTATTCGCTTACGATTCTATCAACTGCGGAAAAAGAAGTCACCTACGGCTTTAATAATGCCGATACAGCACAAATAGCCGAGTGGCAACAGACATCGGATGTGCAGGTAGGCGAACCGATATTCCCTTTGAATCAAAAGGAAATATCAAAGATGGAACGGCAAATTGCGATTGATGTTGCTAAGGTATTTACAGGGGCGTTGGAGAGTTTTCCGAATATGCCGAGCGTGTCTGGTATCGGTAAATCAGCAACGGAAAAAAGTATTGCAAGGAATAAGGCGAAGAAGAAAAAAGCGAAATCAAAAACTTCAACCAATGCCAAATTAACCAAGCAAATTCAGAGCAAAGCAAAGACCAAAGACGCTGTAAAAAAGCAAAAAGAATTAATTTCCAAACGAGAGGCAAGTTTAAAGAAATCTCAAGAACGATTGGCAGATTTAAAGAATAAAAAGAAATTTGAAGAATCTCAATATGATAAAAGAAGAGCAATCGCTGATAAAAAACAAGCCTCTTTAATTAAATCCAGAAACGCATTAGCCAAGAAGAAAGAAGCCGAGGCGAAGGCAAAAGAACGAGCAAGAATAGCCAGAGCAAAGCAACTAAGAATGGGAACATACAAACCTAAGAAACGAAAGAAAAAATGACATCAGAAACTATTTATATCATCTCATCCATACGCCAACAGATTGAGCAATACAATGTAATATTCCCTGTTGGATATGACTTCTGTTTTCGTGAACCCGATACAGGTAATATCTTCCTGCGTAGAATGGATGATAATTCGGAACTTGTTAGATTCCCCAACATAGACACTCAAGGCAATTGGTTCTATTTGAGATACGAGGAATTGGAGAAATCCACATTCAGACCAATCGACAGACAAGGGTCTTGTCAGGAACGATTCGAGCAATCAATCACGCTCAAAGGTGTGTTTATCTTTACTGCCAATAATCAATACGAGGTTGGCGATTATACGGTAAATACTATCATGGGTACATTCATTCCACCGTTCGGAACGATTGATACTATCAAGATTGACCCAGCGTCAATTCAGTACGATTACTTTAATTTTAACGAAGCGGATACAGGCAATGAATTACGCTCATACATGCCCGAAATTCAATCGTTTGCAATTGATATAAATGTTACCTTTGCCAGAGAGTTTTCCGATTGCCGAAATCCACCTGAACTGATATAATATGAATACTTTTAGCACATTGAACTTGGGTAATTTCCCAGCCAGCCAAACGAGCATTCCTATTCCGGGTATGGTTTACCCTGATGCCGATAGTTACACATTTGAAGCACTCATAAACGGTGTATTCAGTATTCAAGTAGTTACATCTGTATTGGGCAATCCTATTGTTATACCGAATAACTTTCCAGACGATGCGACCGTAATGGTTCGAATAAAAATACCCACAGCCAATCGGACATTGACCAATACATACATCAACGATTCGGCTGGACATATCTGGTTTCAATTCACAAACATTCCAGTATAATTTATGCTTGATTTTGCAATTAATTTATTTGTCCTGCTGTCTTTCAGTTTTGCAGTTTCGTGCGTGTCTTATGCGTTTGAAGTTTGGATACAGCCTAACCACATATTTCAGCGATATGGCAGGTGGCTACACAAACATCAAGACAAACACTGGTCAAAGCCATTAGGGCTGTGTATATTGTGTCAGAACGCTTGGCTTGAACTAATATGTTTCAATGTGGCGTTAATCGCTCTGGGGCAGTTAGAATCGTGCTGGTGGATGCCAATTCTTGCTCCGTTTGTTGGTAACGCTTGGTTGCGGAAGGTGTTGAATTAGTTACAATCGTTTAATTCAAATTCAATGATTTTTGAAACTTTGCTGTACATAAAATAATAGAAGTCTGGGTAATATTTACTTCGATTCATTCTCCTTGCCTCGATTCGGTTGCGGATGTCGGATGGGCGTACTTTCATCGTTTTAATCCTATCCAAAACCCATCCCCACTAATCGGGTATCGGTCAACCCGTTTGAATTCAAGTTTGCCCGGAGAAATGCGATAAATCAGGGCTTCATTATCCCAATCCGTTACATCCCAGACCTGAACGAAATAATGCGAGTGTTTGCCGTACAATTTGATTATAACGGCACAATCCTCAGCGAGTGTATCTTTATCTGACATAAACCAATCAGGGTAAAGACAGGACAAAGGTATAGCATCGAAGCCTTCGAATACCTCGTTACGATTCAAGTCGATTAGTACGGTATCTTTGGGAATTTCGTTTCGGGTCAATGTCCATCCGGCATAGTATTTATCGGATTCAAGTGCCCA